TCTGCCGGATGATTTCGGTAATACCACCACCAAGGACCTGCCTACCCTACTCAAGCGATCTTCCAACGCTTCCCGTTGGCAGTTCAACATCAACAGCCTCAGCACCTGTGTCTATGGCATCGGTCCTGGCGAATTTATGGTTCTGCTGGCTCGACCCGAAACAGGTAAAACGGCGTTTCTTGTGTCCCTCATGGCAGGCCCTGGCGGTTTCTGTGATCAGGGCGCTAAGGTCGTTTACCTCGGCAACGAGGAAGATACCGAACGCACAATGTTAAGGGCTTATCAAGCTGCGGCTGGCATGGATATCCATCAGGTCATTGCTGATCCCAAAAAGGCTGTCAGCGGCTTCTTCTGCGCCAAGGATAACTTGGAAATGAAGGACGTTGTGGATTGGGATTTAGATCGCATCGACGCCTACTGCCGCAAGATGAAGCCAGATGTGCTGGTCATCGATCAGGCGGATAAGGTTGGCGTATCAGGTCATTACAATGCCACCCATGAACGGTTCCGAGAATTATATCGGCGATTGCGGGAACTGGCCAAGCGGCACCAATGTGCTTTGATCGGTATCTCTCAGGCATCTGCCGATGCGGAGGGCAAAACCAGGGTCGATTTCTCAATGGCTGAGGGATCAAAAACTGGCAAAGCCGCAGAGGCGGATCTGATCATCGGCATCGGTAAACACAGCGGTGACAATGATGATGGCGAACCCGACAACACCCGGTTCCTAACCGTCAGCAAAAACAAGTTGAGCGGTTACCATGGGACAATCCCGGTTCTGATTGAACCAGAGGTGTCGAGGTATCGTTCATGAAGCGGCTGGTTATTGACCTTGAAACAACCGTCCAACGATTGGATGGTAAGACGGATAACAGCCCGTTCAATCCCGACAATAAATGCGTTTCAGCCCACTTCGGTATGTTGGGCTGGGACACCGTCGATGAGGTTTTTTCGCTTGTGTTTCACCACAATGAAAAACCTGATCCCGATTGCAGAAGCCTGTTAGAACATATGTTGCAACAGGCCGATGTATTAATTGCGCACAATGCCAAATTTGATGTGATGTGGCTGAAGGAGATGGGGTTCACCCTGCCCGCTGAAATTCACTGCACAATGATCCGAGAATATGTTCTGTCCAAAGGTCAACGGCGGGAAATTTCGCTCAAGGCAACAGCCGAACGCCGGGACACAACCCGCAAGCAGAGCGATCTGGTTGATGAGTTGTTTAAATCCGGCACTGGGTTTGAGGCAATGCCTTTGGACACTGTGATCGAATACGCTGAGGCGGATGTCAGAGCTGCAGGTGAAATTTACCTCAAGCAAATGGATGATTTTGCGATGGAAGCAAACGCATCCCTGACATCAATCTTGGAATTGTCCAACGAAATGATGCAGTGCCTCATCGAGATGGAACGCAACGGTATTAACGTTGATATGGATGCGCTGGCGGAAGTTGAGGCAGAGTTTGCGGCTGAGAAGATTGAATTGGAAAAGCGCCTCAATGAAATCGTTGAACAGGTCATGGGTGATACTCCCATCAACCTCAATAGCGGTGCAGATATGACCAAGGTCGTTTACTCCCGTATGGTTGTTGACCGCCATGAACATCAGAAGCTGTTCAACATCGGCATTGGACCAAATGGTAAACCCCTTCGGCCCCCAAAGATGTCCAAGACGCAATTTGCCAATGCGGTTAGACGCACCACACAGGTGGTGAAAAAAACGCAGGCGAAGTGCTGCGACACCTGCAATGGCCGGGGCAAAATCCGAAAGTTCAAAAAGAATGGTGACCCGTTTAAGAACGAAAACCGCTGCCCTACCTGTTCAGGCAAAGGCGCTCTCTATGAACAGTTGAAGGCCACCGCTGGATTGAAGCTGGTACCCTTTGGTCCGAGTGATGCCAGCATCAACGGGTTTAAATGCGATAAAACCACCATCAAACTGCTGGCCGCTCAAGCGCAGGATAAAGGCAATGATCTTGCCGTTGAGTTTTTGACCAAGATCAGCCGCCTGAATGCGGTTTCGGTATACCTCGATAGTTTTGTTAAAGGCATCCAAACTTGGACCCGTCCGACTGGCCTGCTCCACACAAATTTTAACCAATGTGTGACGGCAACAGGTCGTTTGTCTTCATCCAATCCCAATTTCCAGAACCAACCCAAGCGGGGTTTCCCAATCCGCAAATGTGTTGTTTCCCGTTTCGACGGCGGGATCATCACAGAAGCAGATTTTAGCGGGTTGGAATTCAGGGTTGCGGGCGCATTGTCGATGGACAACCAGATCAAAGATGACATCGAAAATGGCAAGGATGTTCACAGCCAAACCGCTTCTATCATCAATCGCATTGATCCCAGCGCAGTGACAAAGGACCTTCGTCAGGCAGCGAAGGCATTTACATTCGCACCGCTCTACGGTGGCATGGGAATGGGTGAACCTGAGCATGTGCAAAACTACTTTAAACAGTTTTTTGTCATTTACAGCGGCTTGGCCAAGTACCAAAAATCGCTCATGGATGGTGTGATCCGTAATGGGATCGTTCAAACACCATCAGGTCGCCAGTACCATTGGCCAAATGCAAAACGCTATGGCAATGGCCGGATCAGCAATGCAACACAAGTTGTGAACTACCCTGTTCAAGGCTTCGGCAATGATCTGGTGCAGATGGCCTGTGTCCGAGCATACCGCAGGTTTAAGGAATTAGATTTGAAATCACTTCTGATCCTGACCGTCCATGATTCAATCGTAGTGGATACGCATCCTGATGAAATCGACCTAGTCCATGACGCCCTTACTTGGGCGATGACGGGGGTTTTGAAAGAAGCCGAAACCAAGTGGAACTACGATTTTCCATTGCCGTTGGCGATTGAAATAGAAACTGGGCAAACCTGGCTTATCTAAATTAAATACAATTGCTAGTGTATTGGCTGTTGTATTCATGATTAAGTTATGGTAGAACAGAATTCCAAGTTATTTTTCCTTTATCCAGGAACCTTGGCGACCAATTTTGTTAACAACTAGAAGGAACTTCTATGTCAAATACTTCGCAGGACATCGCAGCATTGGCTGCACAAATGGGCGCAAAAGTAGCGAACTCGTCCGGTTCAAATGCTACCCGCCTTCCGCAACTTACAATCAACTCGCAGGTTGATGACGACGATGGGAACCCAATTCCCAGAGGCGCATTTACCATTAAGGGTACAGAAGTTGCGGCATATGCGGAAACAGCTATGTTCCGCCCTTTGTCACACCACTTCCAGTATCTCCACTGGGACAACGTTCAGAAGAAACTGGTCAATAAATCGAAGATTATTGCGAGTTTCGGTGAAGAACCAATCGATATGAATGGTACGTTGCGTTGTGGCAAACCAATCTCATCGCAGTTGCGAGACATGCCACCTGAACAGCGGGAAAAATATGCAGGCATCACCTGCTTCCGTCAGGTTCGGGGCTTAGTCTCAGGTGAGGCAAAAACAGCTACGGGCGAAAAGGTCACTTGGGACAATGAACCAGTGATTTTGATGCTCAAGGGGACAAATTTTAACCCCTTCGATGACGAATTCATCAAAGTTGTTCCTGCAAACCGCAACCTATGGGATTACCAATGCGAACTTTCATCAAAACGCCACAAGAACGGGTCGGTGACTTGGTTTACTTTCCAATTCAAACCGGACCTCAAGAACCCGCTGGGTCTCGACGACAAAGTGGTCGAAACAATCCAAGTGATTGCGGACTCCATCAAGTCGGAAAACAACCGCATCAAAAAAGCGTATGACGCTGCGGTTGCAAGCCAATCCCTTGATCGGCAGGCGTTGGATGCAATCCAAAACAGTCTTGATGACGACCTTGAGGACGGAGTCGAAGACGCAGCATGATTTTGGAAACCAATCTTCATTTGGCGGCAGATCGACTGTCCAATAGGGAATTTGACGATCTGACCATCATGGATGAGTGGTTAGAAGAAGCTGGCGAAGCACTGAAAGAGGTGCTTCGCAAACAACTTTCACCACCGCCTGAGACAAGTGATGTCTTACGCATGAGTAGTGTCGGCAAACCCCTTTGTCAGCTACAGATGCAGGCGGCAGGTGCGAAAGCGGCCCGTAAGCCGTACAATTTCATTACACAGATGATGA